CTTTTTGCGCCCAGCAGCCTTTTCGTAATCGTTAATCAATTGCACGATTGCAAGCCACTCCTCGGGTAGCGTCGGCGGCAGTCCTGCCTCGATCAGCTGCCGCCCAACCCATAAAGCGCGTTCCTGCGCCGTTTCCTTGGCGTTTGCCGCGTTCCGTTGGCCCGCGAGGGTCCGTGTAGCCCCTGCACCCCTTCGTGCCTTTAAACGCATTTATTCGCCCTCCCGCCGGTCCATCGCCTGACGAAGCCCGTCAGCTGACGACATCGCGTCCTCGTGGTGGCCTACCGATGCCCTCGATGCCGCGATGACTTCCGCCACCTCTGGGAACGTCAGCCTGATGGCTCGGATGTCCTGCTGCCACTGCCAATGCACCGCCTGCCGGGTGCATCCGCGCGTCTGCGCTTGCTCCTCGTAGCTGGCGAGGATGCTGCCGGTATCGCCTGAGCCGAACCGCAGCACCAGCCGAAACGCGCTCGGAGACAGGTCCGCAAGCGTCGCGAGGTTGCGGACGAGCTTGGCCGCGCTTTCCCTTTTCGCCGCGTCGAGCTCGAGCAGGCGCTCGAACGTCTCGGCGAGGATCTTCGCCGCCTCGCTGGCCCCGTCGTACCGGATGCGGTGAACCGGCGACTTGTTGAGCGTGTACGTGATCACGTCAGAGCCCCCGCAGGGGATCGTGCACCAGCGCCTCGTCGTGCTCGCTCAAGGCGACCGCCGCAATGCCCTTGAGCGGCAGCTGGCCCAGCGACTCCTGCTGCTGGATGCCCGCGATAAGATTCCGCAGTCGCTTCCGCCTCTCACTTAGCTCCTGCACCAGCGATTTCTGATGCCCGTTGATCGCCTCGATGGCCCTGCTTGCCCGCGCCGCCAGTCGCAGCGCCTCTAATTCGCGCCGCTCGCTTTCGTTTTCCACGTTCGATGTCCTCGTCCGGCTTTCGCGTTGAGCTTTTGATGCTTCGCCCAAGCGTGAGCCGTAATGTTTTTGGGTTTCGTGTTGTTGTTCGCCTTCGCCATTGCCGCGCGCGACTAGCGAGCCCGCTTCGGATCGCCGTCAAGGCTTTTTAATCGCCAAAGCAAAGGTCGCCGTAGCCCGGCGGAAGTAGAGCCCGACGCTGCCGGTGCCGTCGTTGCGCCCCTTAGCTTGGATCGCCGAGACGTAGAACGTCGGCAGATCCTCCGCGCCCGAGGTCACGCTCTGGCCCGCGCCCGTGATCGGATCTTCGCCCGGCCGGTGCAGGAGCACGATCTTATCCGCGTCCTGCTCGATATCGCCTGACTCGCGGAGGTCGTGGATGCGAGGCACGCGCTCGTCTCGCTCGGAGTCGCGGTTCAATTGCGCCAAGACCATCACCACGCAGTCGTTGCGGAGCGCGAACTGCTTGAGCGCCCGCGAGACGCGGCCGACGCTTTGCGCCCGGTTCTCGCCTCGGGAAGGCGTCGCGTCAGGCATTAGCCCGATGTAGTCCACGACGACGAGCCGCGGTGGCGTCTGCCGCGCCCGCAGCACCTCGGCGCGAGATTGCATCGTTGCGAGGCTGACGTTGCCCGCGGCGACGACCTCGAGCGGCGCCTTGGACACGCGCTGCGACGCCTCGCGGAACGCCTCGACGTCCTTCGGATGCGTCCTTGAGTTAAGCGAGCGCAGCGAGATGCCGGAGATCGTCTGCGCGAAGTTAAGCGCGAGGGTTGCGCCGATGACCTCGAGGGAGGCAAACAGGACTTGCTGCTCCTGCGAGAGCGAAACGTGGAGCGCCACTTGCCGCGCGAGCGACGACTTGCCGACGCTCGGCCGGGCCGCGACAACGACCATCTCGCCGCGCTGCATCAGCCCAAAGACGCGGTCCATCTCTCCAAAGCCCCAGCCTAGCGCGCCCTCGCGGATGCCCTCGTGCTTGCCGGACACGCGCGCCGTGATCTCCTCGTCGGCCTTCGCGAGCGACTCAGCCCACGACTCGTTGCGCTGCTGGGCCTCGATGGCGAGGATGCGCGCCCCAGCTTCGCGGACGAGCTCCTCGGCAGGCTCAGATCCGGCCTCGCGGATGTTGGTCGTGATCGCTCCGGCCTCGCGCATCAGCTGGCGCAGGATCTCGCAATGCCGGACGCGCGTCGCGAAGAACTTCGCCCGCACGGTCGTCGGCGTAGCGTGCGCCATCGCGACGACATTGTCGTGCGTGACCTCCAGCAGAGCCTGCGAGGCTTCGCGCTCGTTCTTCGCGATCTTGAGCTTGATCCAGACGGTCGTCTCATCGACTGGCTCGCCCGCGAGGAGCATCGCCGTAATGATGCGCCAGACGGTGCCCGCCATCGGGTCAACGAAGGAGTCCGGCGTGATGTCGAAGCTCATCGCCATCCCGACGACGCCCGCCGGGTCGATGAACGCGCAGCCGACAAGCGCCCGCTCGGCCTCAACGTCGAAAGTGGGGTCAGGCTTCACGTGATGCCGAATTTCTCCTTGATGCCCGGCACGCCGACCAGCAGCGACTCGGCAAAGGAATTGTCGAACTGCGGCTCGGGCGGCGGATCGGCGCGGTTCAGATTGGCGACGGCCTGCTTCGTCCAATCGTCCACCGGAGCGGCTCCGAGGCTGGCCCAGTGCTTCGCCAGCGCGGGCGCGGTAAGCGCGGCGCCGGAAAACTTGCGCGCGTAACGCTCGGCGCGGCGCTTGACCTCCTGTGGGGTCACGTCCGGCGAAGCGGCGCGGATGTCTCGGAGGGCGGCGTTGAGGGCGCCGCGGCCGGGCTTGGTCAGGCTCTTCGCGTCCACGCCAGTCGCTTCGCAGAGTGCCTCGAAGATAAGGTCACGCGGGCGCTCTTTCGCGACGGGCTCGCCCGGCGCAATTATGTTCCCTTCCCCTTCCCTTCCCTTCCCTTCCTTATGGCACGCGTGGCTCACGCGTGGCTCACGCGTAGCCGTCGCGTCAACTTGTTCGTGCTCCGTTGGTTCCGGTAGCTGACTCGCGCGCTCCTTGTTGTTGATGATCTGGTGCCTTTTCCAACTAGGGATGGCACCTAACAACGCGTCTTTCACGCGATACTTCACGAGAAATCCACGCGTGGCTAACGCGTCGAGCACGCGTGAAAAGTCGCAGTCATCGTAAGGCAAGATCTGCGCCTTGAGGCGGCGCGGCTCCCATCGGAACCGGCCCTCCTTGTCTGCGGCGCACCAAAGGCCGATGAAGGCAATGCGTACTGGCGCGCGAAGCTCGTTTTCTAAGTCGTGCAGGCCGTCGTGCATAAAGAACTCCGGCTTAATGGTTCGTATTCTCATAAACAAAACGCCGCACGCCGACTCGGGTAGAAATTGGAGCAATGACACTCCTCCGAGCCGACGCGCGGCAAAGTTGTTTTAGTGTGGTCATTGGGTTGGGCTTTCTACGGCCCACGCGCGCAACTTCAGCCCCTACGCGGAGCCAGCAAGCTCTTTTTTCTCACTTTGTAGCAGCGACTCCAGCATCCCGACCGTCGCGCTCGCGCATAGCTTGCCCGGCACGACGCGCACGACGCGCCAGCCCGCGACCACGGCTGCGTTGTATTTCTCCATATCGCCCACGAAGCCCGCGCCCCGCGTGTGCCTGCCGCCCGTCCAGACTCCGCCTTCGACCTCGAGTGCGACTTTGTGGTCGATCCACGCATAGTCGAAGCGCCAGCGCCGCACTGGATGGAACCGATGCTCGCGAACCGGCGCAGGCAGGCCGACGGAGCGCAGCAGTCGCTCGAAGCGCGAGACGGGGACGGCCGGAGGTTCCGGCGCCACATCTTCGCGCACAAGCGAGACGGTGCGCGGCCGCGGGACGGCGCCCAGTTCTGCGCGCACTTGCTCGCGGTAGCGCGGGGAGAGATCGGCGAGGGTGGGCTTGCTCACGGCACGAGCCTCCGATCAATGCCGCGTCGCTCCGCGAGCCACTCGCGCTCCTGCCGCGTGACTGGCAGGCGGATCATCTCGAGGCGCCTTGCTTGGCTCAGAACGGCGCGCGAGCCCACGTCGAGTTCGGCGCGGATCGTCTTGTATTGCTTCATCTCCAGCAGCGCACGCTGGATCTCCTCAGCTTTGGGGTGGCGTGGGTAGCTCAAAGCGCCACCCCCTTCCGCGCCGCGATGATCCGCAGTCGCTCCTCGTCGGTCAGGTAGCCGCGCCGCATCCCGCGGAGCTTGTAGTGGTAATGCGCGTGACTGGTCGAGATGCCCAGCAGGTGCGCCGTGGTTTTCGGGTCGTGCATTTCGTTGATGAGTCGGTCGAGCTCGGCGTCGTGTCGCGCGAGCTCCTCTTTGGTTCGTCGTCGGTTGGTCATTTAGTCTTGTGCTTAAAGCGGCCGAGCCGGTCGCGCTTGAGCTTGTCCTGATCGATGGCGCGGAAGAACGAGTCGAGCCACTCCTTGTCCCGGCCGAGGCGCTCGCCCTCGCGGACGCCCCAGAGATAGCCGCCGAGTAGCCCGGTGATCAGCGCGAGCGCGATGCCGCAAACAATCTCGGCGCTAGTCATCGTGCCTCCCGTCGTTGTCCTGCGCAGTCAGGATCGCGTAAGCGACCACGGCCACGAGCAGGAGGGTAAAGGCGAGAAACGTGCTCATCGCGCACCTCCATACCACTTCGGCAGCCCGAGCTCGGTGACCTCCGGCTCGATGTTCGGCCAGACGTTCGTCTCGCGGCAGACCTTGAGCCGCCGCAGATCGGCGAGCGACTCGTCCTGCCCGGTCGCGACGGCCTCGTCGGTCAGCTTGAAGACCGCGACGCCGTAGGGCGCCTGCTTCTCCACGGCGATGAAGAAGAAGTCCGTCACGGGCGCGCCGATGATCTCGGTGATCAGCGGCAAGTAGAAGCCCGCCTGCCGGTGATACCCGAACTGGAAGCACGCCTTCTCGAAGCTGCGGAAGGCGTCCGCGTCGAGCGAGTCGATGGTCTTGAGGTCGGCGACGTAGGGTCGCCCGCCGGAGAGCTTGCAGCCGATGTGCGCGAACCAGTCCGTCCGGCATTGCAGCGGCAGAGCGCCAGTCTCGACGCGCCACGATAGCTCGGGCGTGCCCTGCGCGAGCAGCTGCGCCGCGAGCGGGTTTGCCCGCACGGCCTCCATCATCGCGGAGATCTGCGCCCACTCCTCCGCGTCGAGGAAGTCCTTGCCCGCGTGCTGCTGCGTGAAGGATTCCCACGCGGCCTTGCCCTCCTTTGTCCTTCGGTCGATGCCCTCCGGCCGCTGCGCGTACAGGGTCGGGAACTTGTCCGGCTCAAGCACCGCGCAATGCGTCGCGCTGCCGATGCGGAAAGCCGCGGTCGGCTCCGGCGCAGGGAGCTCCTTAGTGACGTACCGCATCTGGTACAAGCGCGGGCGGCGACGGAAGACCTCGAGCTTCGAGTGGCTGACCGCCGGGTTGCCGTGGTATTCAGCGTTGGTCTCGATGATCATCGCGCGCCCTCCTTCTCGAGCTCCGCGGCGGAGCGGAGCAACTCCCGGGCTTGGTCGCGCAGGCGCGCGATCTTTTGCTCCGGCGACGGGAAGTGGTCGAGCCGCAGGCGCTCGGCTGCCTCCTCGGGCGTCGAGCCCTCAGCGTGCTTGTACATAAAGCGGTCGCTGCCTCGTGTGCCGTATGCCCAGACGCGAACGTCCTTGGCCCCGATAGTGATCGAGATGCCTTCGAGATCGGCGCGGAACTTGTCCGTGAGCCGCTGCTCCTCGGCCTTGATAGCTGCTTTGATGTCGCCGCAGTTCACGCCGCACCTCCTTCGAGCCCGAGCTTAGACTGGAGCGGGTCGACCTCCTGCTCCGACTCATCCTTGAACCGCGCCGACCAGCCGAGGCGCACGGTCACCTTCGGCGCCTGCGCCAGCGCGTCGAACTCGACCGAGGCCGTGACCTTCGCGCGCGGCTCCGCGGCCGCGTCGTCCTCGATGAAGGACTCAGTCGCGGCCTTGCGGATGGCGTCGTAGTGGGTTTCAAAGAGTCCGCGGAACTGCTCCGCGGCGCTCGCGATGACTGCTGCTTTGACTTCGTTCGTGCTCATTCTGGGTTGGCTTAAAGGTTGTTGCTCAGTCCGCCCGCGACTTTGTCCGCGAGCGGCGTGACGTTGACGGGCTCGGCCGGGATGTCTCGCGCCTCCTCGACGGTGCGAAGACCCTTGAGGACATCGCCGAACAGGTCGCGCAGGACGTAGCCGCGCGCGCGAAAGCGGAGCATCCGCTTCGGGTACTCGCTCCACGGGCCGGGCTTTCCGGTCAGCTTGGCACGTTTCGCGTCGGCCATCGTGAACGTCTCGACCGTCGTCTGCTCGCCGCGGCTAGCGGTCACGCGGTAGCCGTGCGCGTCGCTTCCCGGCTCGCCGATCTCTTCCTCCTTGTAACTGGTCAGCAGGCCGGAGGCGCGGACGAGCGCAAGCGCCGCATCTCCGTAGATGGCCGGGCGCCCGTTGATGACGGCCGTGTTCTGCAACGCAGCCATCGGCGTCAGCCCGAGCTCGGCGCCCAACTGGATTGCGACGAGAACGGCCTCCGGCTTTTCCATCCCGCGGGGCGCAAAGCCCGACGCGACGATGGCGTTTGCGAATCGGTAAGCGTCCTCAAGGCTGGCAAGCTGCACGCCTTGATTGCCGAAGTTAATCGGCGAGCGGCTGGCTGTTTTGGTGACGGCGCTTGAGGCCGTGGTGGTGTCGATTTTGACTTCGTCGTTATTCATTGTTCGGTCGTTGTTTTGCTTTGGGTTGTTGTTGTTCACACGCCCGGCGCTGGGATTTCTCGGCGCCGGGCAAAGTCTTTAGAACGGCACGTTCTCGTCGATGTCCGGCTTGGCCGTGCCCGGCACGAAGGTCATCTCGATTGCGGGCGCCTTGCCGACCAGCGTGCCGCGCTTCGCGTGGTAAAGCTGCCGGGCCGCGTTCGCGAGTTGCTCGTCGGCCGGTCGCGGAGGGAACGGCTTGCCGTTGTTGCCGACGCGCGGCTCTTTGGGCGTCGCGTACCACTCGACGCTCTTGTCGCCGAGCGAGCTTAACGGCTGGCCGTCGTTTTTCCCGAAGTGGACGCAGACCGCGCCGGGATCGGCAACTAGTTGCGACGGCTGCGGGATTGCGACTTGCCCGGCGGGCGCAGGCGCAGCGGTGCGAGCGGCCGGAGGCGCGGCGATGGCGCGCTCGAGCAGCTGACGGATGGCGATTAACTCTGTCAGTATTTGTTCGTTCATCGGGTGGAAGCTTTGGACTTGGCTTTGCGCTCGGCGACCTCGGCCGTCTGGCGCGAGTCGAACGTCGGCACGTAATGGCCGGCAATGGCGCGGCGCTGGAGGAAGTCGCGATGACCCTCGGCGACTTGACGCGCGAGGTCGCACCAGCGGACCCAGCCCTCGCCGCGGATGTGGACATATTGTCCGCTCCGTTCGGCGACGCCGTGCGTGCCCGTGTACCGCGCCGCGGAGTGACCGCCGCCCGTCGTGTTTCGCATCACGCCTTGCGGGCGGTATGGTTTGCGTTTGGTGGTCATTGCAGGCGCGCGCTCAAGGTGCGGAAGGCGAGCTCGGCTGTTGCTGGCACGACTCCATTGCCGAGAAGCCGCAGCTCGTCGGTGCGATTGTCGCAGGCGACTCGCAACTTGGCATAGTCCATCCGACTGGCAGGCCCATCAGCGTCTCGACCCACCGAGGGTTGAGCTTGCCGCTGACCTGACTGCCTAGTCGCGGCCATTTCCTCCCGTCCGCGCCCACTTGATAGCCCACTTGATTCTTGGCCTCGGGCGTCGCCCACGACCCTTGGCGGCTCCCATCCAAATTGCGGCTCTCCGGGTCGGCTGGGCCAGTCGCAAGCGTAGCGATCCTTCGCAGGATGCGCCCGCCCTTGTCCAGCTTGGCAAGCGTCTCCCAGCTGGCGTTCTGATCTTTGTCCTCGTTCGCCGTTGGCGTCGGCCATTGCCGCACCGCGTGACAGAGCATCACTTGTTTGCCTCGCGCCGCACGATCTTGCAGCGTGTCCGATTTCGCCTCGGTAGTCGTCGCGGTGGGCCAAGATAAAGACTCGCTTCCGCTGATGAGGCGCGCCGCACTCAGCCGCTGAGAAAACTCCCCACGTTGTTCTGTAACCCAGTCCTCCCAAGTCAGACAAGACGTGATGCAGGCCTTGGGTAATGTGCCCGTCGACGTTTTCAAAGAGGCAGATTCTAGGTTGAAGAAGTCGAATGCCGCTTGAGATAAACGGCCAGAGGTGTCGCGGATCTTCGCCTCCGAGTCGCTTGCCAGCGGTGGAGAATGGCTGGCACGGGTAGCCGCCAGAGAGGATGTCCACCAATCCGCAAAACTTTGCCCAAGGGAATGATTTGAGATCAGTCCAGATCGGAGCCGGGTCAAGTTGCCCGCCCTCCATTCGCGCGAGAAGGAGCTCGCACGCGAAGGCCTCGATCTCCGCATAAGCGATTGTTCGCAGGCTCGGGATGCATCGCCGCAGTCCGAGGTCAATGCCTCCGAACCCGGAGCAAAGCGACAGGTGAGTGATTGCGGGAGTATCCACATTAGGAATGGCGTTGAGCTCTAAGCTGCTTGATCAGCCGCCGCTCGCCCTCGGACAGGTGCATCGCGCGCCAGCCGAGCTCCCACGAGAGCCGGTAAGTCCACGAGACGGAGATGCCCGCCTTGGCCGCAAACTCCTTGGGCGTCTGGCCCTCGCGCAGCGCGGTGTCGAGGTCAGAGCGAAGGTCGGTAGTCACCGCGCACCTCCCATCGCCGCCCGCACCTTCGCCGCATAAGGCAGCGTCGCGGCCTTGCGCGCGCCCGCCGGGCCGCCGTTCCACGTCCGCGCGAGCACCTCGACGTTGCCCTCGGCCCACGCCTGCGGCGCGTACCGCTTGAGATACGCCTCAGCAACGCGACGCGCAAACGCGAGGTCGGCCACCTGCTCGTAGCGCCCCGGCACGCGGCTGTCCACGAACGCAGCGCGCGAGCATTGCAGCGGGCCAAGGCTGCGACCGCCGTCGCCGATGATCGGGCCGACGCGGCCCGAGGTCTCGACCTGATGCAGGGCCGACCAGAACGCCTCCGGCGGCGCGGCGTGCGCGGCCGAGGCAAGGGCGAGGAGGAGAGCGGCGCGGATCACGATGCACCCTCCTGCTTCAGCGCGAAGCGCGCGTCGGAAACCCAGCCCTCGATTGATTGCTGGTTCAGATAGCAAACCAGCACCGACTCGCCGACCTGACCGCCGGTCAGCGTGGAGGTGAAGTACGAGTAGCCGTCGCGGTTGTTCTGAATCTCGACCGGCAGGCCAGCGCGTTTGAGCGCGGCGTTGATGGAGCGTTTGTTGATCACGCCCCGAAGGTAGCAAATCGCGGGGCGAAACGAAGCTCAAACCGCACTTTCTCCACGGCCACGCCGCAAGGCGCGCGCGGGCAACGACTTAGGCGGAATCTTTTTTGAGCTAAACGTCCGTCGCGTCGGCGAAGGCGTCGCTGCCGAAGTCGCAGCTAATCGGCTCCGCCTTGCTCGCGGCGTAGAGTTGCGCGAGCACGCCCGGCGACTCGAGCTCGGGGTTGCTGAGGTACTCGTCGAACTTCGCGCCGGTCAGCCAGAGCTTCGCAATCCACGGCGTCAGCGGAGCCTTGCCCGTCGTCGCCGCGGTCGCGTCCACGTAGAGGGAAAACCAAGCAACGGCCTCGCGTGCCTGCCGATCCCAGCGGTGCGCGGTCAGGCGGACGTAATTGCCCGAGACGCCGCTCGGGAGGGTGAAGGATTTCTGTAGAGCCATAGGTCAGGAGTAGTCGACAAGCGCGATGCTGAACCGCTGATTTCCGGCGGGGAGATTGGTGCCGTCAACGCTCACGAGGTCGAAGTAAGAGGTGGTCGACGAGTTGCTCGCGTTGTCGAAATCGTAAACGCCGATGATGTTCGAGTCGCTCGCGCATTGAATCCAGCCTGCGTCGGGCTTCGCGCTAAACCCGCGGTTCGTCGTGTCGATGCTGATCGTCTCGGTCGCGGCGCCGCCGGTAAGAGACTTCACCTCGGAGACCTCGTACCGGACATTGACCTGCCGCGTGCTCGATCCGCTGCCGGTCTTTATCCCGGTTGTGGTTACGTCGTTATCGTTGTACTTTGAGACCGTGCCCGTGCCGACGACTGCGGTGCCGTTTGCGTTGCCGACGCTCGTCCACGCCGAGGCCGTGCCTGTCCGGTTGACCGCGCGCACGCGGACCCATCCAGCTTGCAGCGTCGCGTTGTACAGGAACACGAAGTTTTCTCGACTGCGCGTGATGCCCGCCGAGCTATCAGATCCCCAAGTGTAATCGACCGCGCCGTCGCTGTTGGTTGCGGTGGCCTTGATCTCGTAGTACGCAAAGTCGCTGTCCGAGTTTGCCGTCCAGCTGACGCGAGTGCCGAAGTAGAAGACGGTTGTGCTGGGAATGTACTTGGGCTTCACGCCCTCGGTCGAAAGCGTCGCGCCGCTCGGCGCCGTGACCGTGCCCGAGTAGTTTGGCGCCGTCCGCGAAAGCGTCGCCGAGACGGACGACGGCACGTCGAAATTTGAGATGGCGCGCGCCGCAAACTCGTAAGCTTGCCCCGGCGTGAGGTCGTCGATGGAGACTGCGATTGAGCCGCTGCCGATTTGGTTGCCGACTTGCCACTCGCTCGCGCCAGACCGGCGGAATAGGATCGTCAGCAGCGCGCCGCCCGTAGGCATTGCGGGCGCCGTCACCGTGATTCGGGCGAGCGCCGTGCCATCGCTGGCGAGGTACGTGGTCTCGCTCGAGAACGTCGGCGCGCTCGGCGTGCTCGGAGGCGTCAGGTCAACCGCGCCCGCGGTGACGCCGGTCGCGATTGCCTGCGCGCGGTTCGAGAACCCGCTCACGTTCTCGAGGAAGTCGTAAGCGGTGACCCAGTAATAATACGTCGTGCCGGTCGCGACCTCGGTGTCGACAAAGCGAGACGCGCGGACCTCGGCGATCTTGTCGGTGTTCGCGTTGGCCGGAGTCACGCTGGTCGTGTTGCGGTACACGCCGTACTCGGAGAGATCCGCCTCAGTATTGTCCGCCCAGTCAAGCGAGACGGCGCGGCCCGTGCCGACGTTTGCGGTGAGCGAGGTCGGGGCGTTTGGCGCGGTCGTGTCCTTCTGCACGGTCACGCTCGCGGTCACGTAGCTGGTCGCGACTTGAAAGTAAGACAGCCCGTAGATACGGACGTTGTAACCCAGCCCGATCTTCACGTCCGACGAAATGTACTCGAGCGTCCGGTCGCCCGGCACGGTCGTCCACGTCAGGTACGTCGTGCTCGTGCTCTCCTTGTAGTCGATGCCGACCGTCCCGCCGCTCTGGATAAACTCCTCGGCCGGAGCCGACCACGAGACCTTGATCCGCGGGAGCGCGGTTCCGTCAGCCTGCACCAGCTGGGTCGTGCCATCGGCCACGAGCGAAAGGTTGGTCGGTGCGTCGAGCGCGAACGGATTCGGCAACGTCGTCGTCGGCGCCGTCGCCATCTCGATCTCGTCGCTCACGTCCCAGTCGTAAACCGCGCTCGCCGTCTCGCGCAGCGTCATCTCGACGACCAGCTGCGGCGGCTCGCCATCGCTGGCAAAGTGCCAGTCCATCACCTCGAAGACCTTCGACGACCAGCCAAACTTGGCGTTGGTGATCATCACGGTATCGCCCGCCCGCAGCTGCATCGCGTCGAGCTTGAACCGCGCGGTCATCGTCAACTCCTGCCGAGCGCGGCGCAGTTCGATGCGCGCGAGGCGCTGGGCGCAGGAGCTCGAGGTCGTGAACGGAAGCACCACGTCGCGGTAATAGCGGATGTTTCCGTCCTCGGTGTAGTAGGTCGAAGAGACGAGCGGAGGGAAGTCGGTCGGCTGCCACTCGGACTTGGCCGAGACGAAGACACCCTTGACCGCGTTCACTCGGTCGCGCGCGCTGGTCTTCGTCTGAATCTGCACCGCGCCCGCGAAGTCGCCTTCGCTCAACGTCACGGTCGGGATGCGGTAGCCGCCAGCGT